CAGGTTCACGATGGCGACGGCTTCTTCAAGCGAGAGTTTCAGTTCAACGTCCACGGGTCATTACTCCATAGTTTTGATTCACAACATACGCATACACGACACACGCCGCGAGCGTGAGCATCCACATATCGACGTACCACAACGCCCACACGCCGACCAGTTTCACACTGACCATCACGGCCAGCGGGTCGAACTTGGCAAAGAGTTTCGCCAGCACGGGGTTCAGTTCCCGCCCGCCTTGCTTGAGTACCGTCAACGTCGTGTACACGTCAGCGGCTTGCAGGAGGCAAAACAGGATGAGGAGGCCGGTGTTCATGCAGCCTCCAGCGCGGCGAGTCTGGCCTTGAGGGTTTCAATCATCGCTTGCTGTTCTTGGATGGCCTTAACAAGTACCGGAATCAAATCAGCACGAACTGACTTGTATGGCTCCTCGCCATCCGGGGCTTGATCTTTCCAAGTATCAATCATGTCTGGAAATACCTGCTCAAACTCTTGAGCAATCCAGCCACGGTCGTCCTTAATGTTCTTTCCTTTGCCTTCCTTCCAGTCAAACTTACGCGGCTTTAGCGCCATAACTGCATCAAGCCCGGCGTCTAAATCACGGACGTTTTCTTTTAGACGTTGATCTGAAATGGCGCTGATTGTTGTATTGGTGGCAAAAACAGTTCCGCCACTGCTAACGTAAAAGCGATAAGCAGCGGCAGTTGTGTTGTACATATTCAGTTGGTCTGTATTGGCGCTGGCGGTATTTATTTGCCCATTTGCCAAAAGTTCTGCGCCAACCGTTGTATAACTTGCTGATGTTTTTCCTGCGGTTAAAAAATCTCCCGCCGCCGTGATGCGTGCGCGTTCGGTGCTGTTGGTAACAAACGAAATGGGCAGGCTCGTCAACGTCCCAAGTTGCATAAAATTACTTGCGTCTGCGTAAACCACGCCATACCGCGTAGTGCCAACTCCAAGTTGTATTCTGCCCGCCGCAGACCCGGCGATGTTAACTGACGCGGTCCCGCTCGCAGCAACAACCGATGCGTTTCTTTCAAATCCAGTTCCAAACACATCGGCAGTTGTTCCGCCGATTATCCAATTCCCACTCGCATCCAGCGTCATCGCCTGCGTGAACGTGATCGTGTTGCCTGCGGTGCCGGAGGGGGCGGTGTACCAGTAATGAACTCCACCCGCTTGTTGGTACGCAGAAGCAGCAGAACCTGTGTTGGCGTATATGTATGAACTGCTTGCGTAATACATATTTGCACCAACAACCATGTTGCTGGCACCAACACCCCAAATACTGTTACCAACTGTTCCCAACTCCATTGTTTTTCCAGCAGGAACACTCCACGCACTCGGCGTGACCCCGAGGCCGAGGTTGCCGGAGGAGTCGGCAATCGTGAGCGCCGCCGTGCCGTCCTTCGCCTTGACGTTCGTCACTTCGATGTTTGTCGTGTCTACGGTGGTGGCGTTGACGGTCGGCGCGGTCAGCGTGGTGCCGCTTGCCATCGTCATGTCGCGGGGAACTGAGTAGCCGTCGCCTGCGCCGGGGGCGCGAATCTGCGGTACGGCGGTGTCGAGTGCTAAAACTTCCAAGTTAGCCATGTTCGTTTACCTCAAACCGGGAAGTAAGTAGTCCCGGCGCTGTCTTTGACCGAATCGACGACGACGTATGCCGTGCCGCCGCTATCTAACACAATCGTACCGCAGTCGTAGAGGACGTTGGTGCTGCTCGCCACCTGAAAAGGCGGCCCAGGCAAAGGCGGTGCTTCGGCGGTCGCCAACGCAATAATGCCGCCCAATCCAAGGGCGACAGAATTACGCAGCGGGACACCGTAGTAACGAGTCATTAGTTTTGGTTGATGGGTTTAGCGTACACCGTCCCGTCTGAGGACACGCGGATGGCCGACACCCGCCACGGGGCGCCAGTGCCATTCGGCACCAAAAACGGAATCGGTGTATTGGCCGGGATCGGGGTATCCGCAGTCGTTGCGGTCACGCCCTCGCCCACGCGGATGTAGGCTGCGGTCGTTGACCACACCACGACGCCTTCGGGGCCAGGCGCCCACGCGGTCGTTGAGCCTGCGGTGCCGGTGTAGGCGGCGCTAAAGGCTGAGTATTCAACAAGGGGGTTAAGCAGTTCCATCAATCACCTCACGCGAGGAATTTCAGCTTGTAAAGGGTCGAAAGATACAGCGCCACCACCTCGTCGATGATGTTCTGTATCGCAGAATCTTTTTCGTCGCAAACCTTGTAGCGGTTAGCCTCAATGTCCGCGAGCGAATCCGTCAGAAACTCGATGATATTGCCCTGTTTCTTCGCCGATTGCAGGGTAATCGGGCCAATCAGCCCGTGTCGCCCTTGGTAGGCTTCGGCAAAGTCATCGGCCAAGTCCACAACGCCATCGTAAAACGACTTCAGCGCCTTGTGCTTGGCATACGAGCGCGTATTGAGATGTACGCTGTGCGCCACATCCCGCGCTAGGAACAGATGGCCTACAAAGTCTGCCGCTTTCATTGCAACTCCATGGGCAACTCTGCGCCCGGCATGGGCATCTCTTCTCCCATCATGGGAGTTTCACGTGGAACCATCGGGGCCACTAAGTCATTGCTTGACATCATACCTGCAAGTGTGCCTGCAATGATATCTTGAACTTGCTGTTCGTTGAGGCCCGTCTCCACGGCCTTGATGCGGTCGGTTTCGGCTTGGTACGCCTTGACCTGCGCCTCAAACTCCTTGACCTCGACCTCACGCGCTTCCATCGACTGCTGGACGTTCTGGAGCATATTGAACATCTGCTCCATTTCGGCGCCCATCGCTTGAATCTGCTGCTGCGCGGCTTGGAGTGCAGGCGACTCATCCGAGGCTTCAAGCAACTTCGGATCAATCGTCTTGGCGAGCCGCTCGGCAATCTCCTGCGCCCCCGGCCAGTCCATGTTCTTGACGAAGAGGTCGCCAGCCACCGCCCAAAGCTGCGGGTTCGCCTGCAGAATCTCGCCCATCGCCACCATCGCTTCTTGGCGCTTGGTGTAGTACGAGGGGCCGGTCGTGACCGCCACATCGTACTTACCCACCGACGGGTTGTAGATTTTCTCGATGACGATGCCCGTTTCGTCCATGATTTTACGCACGGGTTCGGGCTGCGTCGGGTCGATCCGCACGGTGTCGGTTTCCCCGTCCATGCCGATGATGCGAGCAATCCGCTGCGTGTCGTAAATTTTCGGGATCAAGTCAACGAGTTGACGCGTGACATAGCGAATGGCGCGAGCCAGGTTATCGACGTAATGGTAGGTGCCTGTGTCGCCTTGCCGTTCACGCGCCAAGATGGCCCGACCCGAGCGCTCGTTAGACGTGGCGCCGAGGCTAGAGTCATATTGACCCGTTGTTGCTTTGATATCGTCCGATGCGCCCATTTTGGCCTGTATAAGGCCCGTCTGGGGCAAGGGCGGGGCTGCACGCTGCGGAAGCGGCAATACGCCACCCTGCGCGTCGGTCACGTCTGGATTGACCTCTAAATACGGCCAGTTGCTCGTATTGGCGGTTTTCCACTGGTGTTCATAGCCTTCAAACTGACCGCCGTAGCCGATGAACGGGGCTTTGGGGGCGAGCGCGAGCATTTCGGCTTCTTGGCTCACCCAATAGTTGTACATCCGCTGGGCGTCCTTGGCGTTACGCACCAAGCCCGAGATATACAACCGTCCATCGACCTCAAACTCGTTACCGACCACGCGCACGACCGGAATCCACTTACCCGGCCACTCCTGCTCTTCGAGGATTTCGTAGCCGTTGGTCTTCATCCACTTGATGCGGCGGACTTCGACATCACGCGAGCGGATGGGCTTGAGGCCCATCATCTCCATCTGCTTGGCTTCGGGCGAACCGCCATAGGCCGTGACGTTACCGGGATAGAGGTGCAGCTTGATGCTGTCGTAGTAGGCGTAGAAGTATTCGGCGATCCGTACTGAATCTTCGCGTATCCACTGCGAGAGTTGCTCATCGCCCACACCGCGAGTGCTGATGGATGAGATCGGTTCGGCGTTCGGAAACAGCCGCTCGAACTCGTCCTTCGGCATATCTTCGGTGATAAAGCAGTATTCAGCGTCCGAGCCGCACGGGTCTTGGATGTGCGGGTCCATGTAGACGCTGAAGCTGTTGCGGATGCGGCAAATACGGAGGTCTTGGTCGAACGTATCGTCGTCGCAGTATTCGGTGAGGATACGGACGTACCCTTCGCCAAACGTGACCTGGTTATCGCAGGCGGTGTCGTAGGCGACATCCGCATCTGAGATGTACTCAATATGGCGCACCATACCGTCGAAAATTTGCGCGACTTCAACGTCGGCCTTGTCATCGACGGGAATGACCTTGCCCGCAGGACGGTTCTGGCGCTGATCGTTCGTGACCTGCCGGACGTGCTGCGGGAGTTTGTTGATGGTGAGGCAAGGCCGAGCGTTAATCGTCTGCCCTTGCACTGCGCCACGGGTCGCCAAGACTTCTTGGGGCCATTGCCAGCGGTTGTCTGGCGAGCCTGCCATAAAGCGCAGGTCATCGAGTTCGCTGTCGCGGGACTCGCTATAGGCCGACAGGGACTGCTCCAGACGGTCGCGCATCCGCGCCAATACGTCTGCCGCATCGCGGGTTTTGCGCGATTGCGGGGAGTTGGCGACTTGCGCCGCCCCTTTGATGCCTGTCGGGTCTTGGGCCATGTTATTTGCGCTTCTTGCCTTGGGCCTTGCGCTTGACCGAATACGCGATGGCAACGGCTTGCTTGACAGGCTTGCCCGCCTTTACTTCCGCCTTGATGTTCTTGCGGAATGCGCCTTTGGAGGCCGATTTAACAAGCGGCATCAGCGCATCCTCTGCTTCATCGGCGTCGGGCGAAAGTCCACGGTTGTCCGGACAGCGCCCGGCTGCATCTTCGGCTTACGCGCCATCATGGCGGGCCGCTGCATCCGCGAGGGCTTTTGCATCGCACGGGTGTTTTGGATCATGTCGCCAACGGTCACCGACCCCGGCATCACGCCCGCATATTCAAACTTTGCCATGATTACTTCCTCTTTTTGGCCGTTTTGGCCGATTCACGGAACGCTTTGGCCGTCGGAGCGCCTTTCGCGCCGGGGTTGCGCATCTTTTCGCCACTGCCTGCGGCGATTCTACGCTTTTTCGCCGCAATGTTTGCGTACAAACCGGGTTTATGACTGCTCATTAGCATTTCCACCGTTTTAGTGAGGCTTTGGCCCGTTCGGCTGGGCCTTTAGCGTTACGAACCACGCCTTTCATGCGAGCGCAGAACGATTTCTTGCGTCCTGCGTCCGCTTTGGTCTTGGGACTGGGCGCCGGAGCCTTGAGGTTGCTGCCCGTCGCACGGTTATATTTGGCACGACCCTTGGCGGTGAGGCCCGCGCCGGCTTTGACGGACTGCTTTTCACCGCGACCGACCGATAAACTGACCGATTTACGCCCCATTAGGCGCCCAACCACGAGTTATGCATGGCGCTGCCCTCATACGCCGTCACGCGGCGGGGTTTTTCGCGGTATTCGCGGCTCGCCACAGGGTACGCGAACGTACAGGCCAAGGCGTCAGCGGCGTCCGGTGAGGCAAGGCCACGCGCTTTCATGTCTTTCTTGGCTTCCAACTGGATAGACCCCGAGGAATTCGGTTTCTGATGTGGCCCTGTGAGGTCGGCTTTCAGTTGTCGGTCTTGCGGAATCGACGCCGTTTGCAGCCATTCACGCATCGAACCCCAAAGTTCAGCGCGTTTGTTGGCGTACATCGCCGGGGTTTTCGACTTCCAACTAAAATTCACGCCCCGAACGACCTTATACCGTTGCTCTTTTAGGCGGTCAAGGATGCCGTAGCCGAGGCCACCTTCGTCTAAGACCACCAGCGCCGGTTGAAACTCTTCGATGGCGTCAATAACGCGACCCACTGTTTCCATCGTGTCTTCGCCTTGGTAGCGACGGATTGCCACCAGGTCGCGGCCTTGTCGGACCACGATGACGGTGGAGTCGGCTCCAGAACGGGCGGGGTCCACGCCGATAACTTTTGGTGCGGCCTCATCCTTATAACGCCCTCGGACACTGGCACTGTCGACCAATGACGGAGGGATAAATTGGTCGTCCCCGTCGGAGGGGAACTGTCCGTAGACTTCGATTTTGGCTTGCGAGGATTCAGCGCCGTATTCCGCGATGATTTGCTCGTAGACCGCTTTGTCCGTGTCTTCGACTTCGCGGGCGTCGATGTTCTGCGTTTGCCAGAAGTTTCTTTTCGCATGGAATGCCTCGAAGAAGTAGCCTTCGTTACGCCGGGGGTTACTGAACGCACACCAAAAGCGGTTGGGCGTGTTTTCGGTAAAAAAGCCTGCGGTGACCGACCAGATGGCATCGGGGATACCGGAAGCCTCATCGAAGATGACCATTACGCCGTCGTGATTATGCACGCCTGCGTAGGAATCGGGGTTCTCTTCTGACCAGAGGCGACCTTCGACTGACCAGTAGCGCGTGCCTTTCTTGAGGTCGCGTTCGACGAGTTCAGCGATCCACTTCGCCGGCATCACGCGGGTCGCCGATAACTCGAACCAATGCGAGTTAATGAGCAGCGCCGCCCACTTGGTGATTTCAGCCCAAGTGACCGAGCGTAGCTGCGCTTCGGAGTTTGCCGAGACGATGGTGGTACTGCCGATTCGGGTCGTCAGCATCCAAAGGATTAGCCAGGATACAAGCGCCGACTTACCGATACCGCGTCCCGAAGCCGTTGCCATCCGCAGGACTTCTGACGCGCTGACCTCTTTCTGTTTGGCGATATGGTCGCGCACCTTGCGCAGCACATCCCGCTGCCACTTACGCGGGCCTTGGAAGTGTTCGAGCGGAGTGTTCTTTTGCCGCCACGGAAACACGAATAACACGAAGGCTTCTGGGTCGTCCTTGATCGCAGGCGACCAGAGTTTAGACATCAGCGCCTGTTCGTCTTCGGCGTTATAGATCGGCAGTTGCATTACTTACGCGCAGCAGCCTTTCGCTCTTGGTACTTTCGCGTGTCTTCAGTCATGATGTCGTGCAAAGCGCGTTCTGCGGCTTCAGCGCGACCTAAAGACTTATACGACGGAAAATCAATTCCAGATCGCATGGCAAATTCCATAGCCTCTGGCACTTCGCGTCTAGCGCCACCCCAGTACGTCGGTATCAACCGATACATCCCATCGTCAGGGCCAACGATAGCGCCATAAAATGTCGTTAGCGAACCATCGGGGTTTTGCAAATAAGTGCGGCCTGCAAGATGGCGCCTGTGGTAATCCAAGGCTGCCTGCTCCTGCGGGGTTGGAATGTACTCAGCGTTCTTCGGCATAGGTCGTCTCCGGCGTATACGCCAACGATGCCTTCTCTGGTGCCTCTAATGCAACCCTCTCGCCCTGCAATACTCTGCCCTCGATGACGCGAGACTCCGCTTCTTGCAGTGCTGCCGTGATACTGATGCGTTGTTGTACGTCGATCTGCACTTGTTGCTTCGCCACCCAGCCGTGCACGTGAGTAAGAAGCGCCAGCGCCGCCTTAGCGTCGCCGCCCCGCGCTGCGTCACGTAACTGCCCTGCGGCTTCGGCTTCGCCATCGGCGCGTCCCTTCTCTTCGGCCATTTGGGCTATTGGGTCAAGCTGCGTGAGTCGCCGGTACTCCACCGGCAACAAGCCCGCAGCCAGGGCCATCGAGTCGCCGCGCAACCCCAGGCGCGCCGCATCGTAAATGGCTTGTAGGGTTTTCTCAGTGGCTTTGATCTCGCGGGGCGAGAACGGCAAGGACTGAAAGCTCATGGCTTGCGAGATTACATGGGGCTTGGGGCTTTTTGCAAAAAATTAAAAATTTCTTGCGACCCCTACCGTAACTGTAACCGGGGGTCGCTCGGCCCTGTACCCCCACCCCCCCCACCCCTCAAGCCCTCAGCCCTCAGCCCTCAGCCCTCAGCCCCGAGCCCCGAGCCCCGGCGTGTAGCTGGGGGCTTGGGTCGTTTGGGTCACGGCTGCGGCGTGACCCAACTGACCCATGCCATGCGGCCATGCGGGCATGGGTCGTTTGGGTCATGGCTGGGTCATGACCCATATGACCTAAAAGCTGGGGGCTGGGGGCATGGGGCTGGGGGCTTTGGGTCATTGGGTCATCTGGACAGCCTAATTTCAGTCGATGAGCCGCTTCGCGGATTCGCGAGCGCGGCGCGTGGATTGTTACTATATAACATATATTTTTGGTTTTTAAGATGACAACCAACATGACCCAAACAACCCAAACAAGCCCCCAGCCCCACGTTTTCAAGCCCCGCGCCTTATGCCATCCGCCCACAATTCCGCGACCTAACATAACCCAAGCATGACCTAACCGCAGCGCGGACAGACTTAACAAATAATGTTTGGCAAGTAGCGCGACGCGTGCGAGCATGGGCTCGTTCGTCAACTACCTGGAGCACACAACATGCAATTTCGCCAACTCGCCAACTTCATCGCCGACGCGCTGTTCATCGCGCTGTTAGCAGTTCCCGCCGCCTACGTCATGATCATGGGCGCCTGGTCGCTGCTGTCGCTGGCGGTGCGCATATGAGCCGCGTGCTCGACGCCATCATCATCACGAGCGCCGGCGTGCTCTGCACCGCGCTCGCACTCGGCGACTTGTCGCTGGGCGTTTTGGCCGCGCTAATCGGCGGCACGGCCGCGATTCTTGACGACATAACCCGCAACTAATCTATAGGACATTCAACTATGTATACCTTAACCGTATCTCTCGCCACCCTGCGCGCTGCGCGCACGCACTCCGCCAACGGCGATATCCGTTATTACTTGAACGGCGTATATCTCGATACCCAGCGCGGTAAA